CAGAATACTCGGGAGGAACAACACCGGCATCCGGAATATCTTGTAGATTTACTTTTGTGTTTGCGTTACCTACCTTAATATCAAACCATGTAGTATGTAGTTCTCTAGGTTGAATTCTATTATTGAAAGTAAAAGAATAGTTGGCTGCTAAATTAAAATCTAAAACATTAATACGTTTTTGTAAATACGGAGTTACATTCACAGATATGATAGAATCAGATGACTCTTTAATTATATTGTGTAGCCTTGAATAATAAAAGTTTTTATTCAATGTCTTAAGATCTGTTGCAAAGAAATCATTAATAGAGGTATTAACTGCCGCCTGAATTTGAGCAGAAGATTGTGTTGTTAAATTAGGATTGTAAACAATACCAACTGTCAACCCAATATAGGTATATTCGGGGTCTACAAACACTGGCAACATTGAAATTGATCCTTTTGGATTTATAATATCATTTACAATATTATCTTTATCCTGTTGCGTAATTGTTTGTCCCTCAATAGGATCAAGCGATATAAAAACTTTACCGTATTCGGGAGGATCATTTTTCTCCCCTCCCCACACAGCACAAGATTGGATGTTAGCATTACTTGCGAGTATTAAACTTTGATAATCTGTAGCTGTAACCGCTCTTGATTGTGCGCTATAATTTCTTGGCGCATTTATTCTAATACTATCTATAGATTCTTTATTTTGCCCGCCGGATGATGAGTTTACAGTAGTAACCGTTTTTGTTTCGGCTGAGTTAGTTAAGGTAGATGTTATGCTAAAAGTATTTGCTTTGTTTCCATCAGGACCCGCTGTTGCAAGATAATCTACTGTTACAAGATTACCCGCTTCTAATTTTTTACCTATAACACCGTCACCAAAATAGATTTGATATTGTCCTTCATTGTTTTCTTCAATATAAAATATAGTTGAAGAACTATTCAATGAAAGCAAACTAGAATTTACAGTGTAAGTAGTAACATCCGTAGCATAGGTTGTTTCTCTTACTCGTACACGAATAGTAGAAATGTCCACAGTTTCATTGGGTATAATCAGCGGCTCTAGTTCTTTACCTGCTGCTACAACATATCTATTTGTAATTCTAGTACCTTCTTTAATAACTAAATTATTAAATACAAATTGATCTGTTCCGTTAATATCCTGAATAGTTTGTGTTACCGCTTCTGACGGATAAAATGTATACGAAGTACCTTCTACATTTGCTGTGAATTGTGTATCTCTAGATAAAGTAAATACACTATTTGAAGACAAATAGTTAGCATCAGGCGTAATACTTAAATTTATTGTAGCCGTTGCTGCTTTAGTAGAACGAGGAGTGTACCCTAAAGCTTTTGCAAGAGAAACTACAGAGCTTCTTTTAACCGCAGTGTCAATAAAGGATTCGTTTGCAAGCATATGTGCAAGCACAGCATTGTAGTGAGTATTATATGCTAATACATCTAACAAAACAGAAAGAGCCGAGCCCTCAAAATCGTAGTCAGTAAATTCATCCTGACTAGACAAATATGTTTTTAAATTTTGTTTGATATTGTCAAAATCTAATTCTGTAACATTTAACTGTGCCATTTGTTATCTTAACCTTTTTAATTCTAGTGACAGTCTATCAGGTTTATTTACGTTTCTACCATAAAATTCTATAATAACACTATATGCGTTGGCATCATAATCAGGAATAACATCCACATATTCAATTTTTGCTCTTGGTTCATACGTCTCAATTAAATTTTGTATAGCCTTAGCCATAGTATTTGCCATCATATATGTCATATTTTCAAACAACATTCCTCTCAAATTGCCACCTTTTGTTGGATAGAAAGGTCTTTCATAAAAATCAGTCAACACAAGTATTTTTAATGCTTGTTTGATAGCGTTGAGATCATTCTTTTTTGACACACCAGATCTTTGATTAGCAGTAAAGTCTAAGTCAAGGTCTTTAAATACCTTGGCTACTAGTGTTTTTGGCTGTATACTATTTTCCTGTGACATAACTGTATTTATATCCGTTAGTCGCCGCCGAACCTAGGTTTTACAATATTTAAGTATTTTTCCCCGGCTTCTCTTTTTGCTCTGGCAATGTCAACTTTTATGATAGGATCTATCACCTTAGGAATATTACCGCCACGAATAATACTGACTGCATCGATCTCAGGAAAAGTAACAGGAGCACCTTTGATAATAACATCAACCCCTTCTTTCTGTAAGTTAGGTATTTTCTTACATATACTTTCTAAATCTAATTGTCCTGATCTAAGTAGCTGTGGCAAATTATTTAAATCAATATCTCCTAAATCTAAACTTCCCCATTTCTTTTCTAGATTTTTTAGATCGTTTGCTAAATCAGCAGCAGCGAGTTTACCTGTAAGCAATGTTTTGACTATATTTGTTACATCATTTTGTAAACTGTCGGGGACTTTAGGTATTTCAGGAATCAGTTTCTTTAGAGAATCAGTCATACCGGTTACTTCACCCTGTATTGTAGATTTCAAACTAGATACTTGTGACGCAATACCTTGTTGTGCATCACTGATAACTGAGTCAATTTTGTCATTGACTGCATCTACTTTAGCTGCTAATGCTTTAGCACCTTCTGCCGGACCGCAACTCATTTTAATCTCCTATCAATCTGCAAAAACATCTCCGGAACCCTGGGACACTGTTCCAGTGTCACAGCTGTCTCCTTTTCTTCCTATTAATCTACCATTAACATATACTGTACTGGCAGAGGATGACAAAGATCCTCTATGCGGTAAACAAGGATATGAATATTGAGGTACACCTTCATCGTATCCATCTAAAGTTTTTGTTGGAATAGTATGTTGATCGGTTTTATCACTGTGTCTTGCTACCCCCAATCCGTTGGCAAATACATTAGTTGAAACTAAATCCATTTGTCCCTGAGTTGTACAGCCGTGACTAATATTACTAACAGTGTCGGTTTTTCTTGCTACATTGCTTGCCATAAACTTTCCTAGTTCAGATCTATTCTAGATCCGTCTATGTCTACTATGGCGCCTGCTGTAATTTCTATATTACTAGAAGCGTCCATGTCTACCTTACCAGAGCTGACATTTACAGTTTGATTTCCGCCTGTAACGAATATGTCTTGCTTGCCGGCAGTTTGTATCAGTTGGTCGTCTTCTGATCTAAATGTTGACTTGCCGCCTGCACCGATAGACATATTGTCACCTGTACCTATATTTCCATTTTCTGCTACCATTATTGTCATGTTTTGACCGACGGTAGTATTCATGTTTGACAAATGACTTTCACTAACATTTCCACTAACAGTAGTGGTCTTAGTAAGTCCTACTGAATGGGTTTGAGAACCCAATACAGTTTCAACATCATTCAATGTAACACGAACGGCTCTGTTGCCGTTTATCTGTGTATTAGAATCAGAAAGTATTTCTGTTAAATCGTTACCACCAATCTTAGTAACACGGTTACCACGTATAGTATTAAACTGATTGCCGTCAACCTCAGTGTACATATCACCCTTCACATACATCTTAGCGTTTCCGGCAATTGTAACATCACAGTTGCCTGCAATATAGACCTTTCTATTCTTTAATGTAATTTCGTATTCATCACCTACAATTTTAGTAATTTTTTTACCGTCAGCTTGTATTTCATAGAATGTGCCTGAATTATGATACTCATGTATTCTACCATTTCCTGGAGTGTCGTCTACCTCTCTAATGTGACCCTGTTCTGTTTCCCACACATTGTTATAAGGATAAACAGAGGTTGTTCCATCTTCAAATGTAGGTTGCTCACCTGCAGGAGTATATGTTCCTTGATCGGTAGAACCAAAACGAGGATGTGGTTCGTCCCAGGTTTCTCTTTCGTATGTAGCACCTGGCAAATTGTCACTGACTGAAGGAACCTCGGGAGCTAATCCTCTAGGAATTTCTGTTGTTCTTGTTCCTCTTTTATTCAATAAAGAATAATGATCTTCTGCCTTCTTGCCTCTAGCTAATCTAGAAGTGTCGGGTTCGTTCAGTGTATTGCGACCTTCTTGTTCTCCGTTTAATGGGTATGTATGAAAGGGATCATTGAATCCCACTTCAGGATTTTCTTGTCTTTCTGTTGGAAAGCCCATGTAAGAACCAACTATCACAGGCTGTTGTTCTTCGTTACCGTCAGCAAAAAAACCTAATACTGTGCTACCTTCAAGTAACATAGCATTCTGTCCAATTCCTGACATACCGGGTGAATAAACAGGCATAATACAAGTTGCCCAGGGTAATTCTGCTGTAGGTAAGGTAATTTTGTTAGCCGTGTGATATCCTAGTACACGTACTCTGTATCTACCTAGTTGTTCAGGATCGGCTCTGTCTTCTACAATACCTATCCACCATTTTAAATTTGGAGCTATCATTTCACTTCACCTAGAGATTTTGTTAATCCATTCTTAATAACTTCAGCACGTATAACGTGTCTTTCAGTTGTGATTGTATGATGTAATGCTGATATTATATATTGTCCTGTCAACAAAGGATCAAATACGTCATCTATTTCTGTTTCGTCACCCAGTTTTGTTTTAGCAGCAGGATACAGAATACTAATTAACTGTCCCACTTCTATATCTGTTCTTCCAGGAATAGTAATTTCAAACTTAAACTGATTGAAAGAATTTAGATAAGATTTTCTAAACATAATTTTTGGATCGTGTGTTTCAGCATCTAATCCATATGTATTGTAAAGTCCACTATTATATGAAACAAATTGTGTTTGTGTTTGAGGATCCAACAATATATCAGAAGGAATCGGAACACCGTTCTCAGTCCTTACAAAGTTTCCTAACTGTTGTCTAGCATCAAAAATATTTTCAGACATTTTCTTAGTGAACATATCATATCCTCTGTTCACTTGACCGTAGTATCCACTATCCTGTCCATCTAAAACGTCAATGACTTTTGGTACTGTCATTTCTTCTATTCGTGTCATACTAGAAGGAAAAGTATTTCCGTATTTGTCGGGATTGAATCTAGGTATAGAATCAGGTTGTAATTCGTACACATATTCATCAAACACACCTACAGTTCTTTGGTCTGCTATTAATGATTCTAAACTAGTAAAATAAAATGCCTTGTTTGTTTCAAAGAATATAAAATCCCCCATGCCTATCTGTGCGCCTTTTACTCTTCGGCCAATAAACATTATATTTTTAATAGGACTCCAATAACATGAGGTGTATCTTATTTGACTTGCATGAGGAGTGTCATGTATGACCAAACCAGTTTTTCTATTCTGATCTACTCTACGTTTACCTTGTATCATTTCAAAATGTTTACTTACAAGATCAGCCGTATTTCCATCAAATGTTTTAGAAAGAGCAACAGCATTGTCAGAGTATGCTTCTACTGACATAAAATTTAAAGCATAAAATTGTGATCTGTCGTTGTTTAGCGTTCGGTTAGTTATAGAATATACTTGAAAAGTTTTTTCGATTATATTTTCGGGTACATCGAGCAGTGTAGGTGTTCTGAATTTTACCGTAATAAGTTCTGTGCCTATCATAGGTAACTCAGTGATTAAGTTATTTGAATCACTAATAACAATATCGCCGTGCATAGTAGGTGAAAATAAATC